CGCTACGCCGACTGGACCGCGCATGGCGCCAGGGCGCGGTTTTTCGGCCATGTCGACACGTCGGGCGACGAGGTGATGATGAAGGCCCGCGCCATGATCGCGCAGGACGGTTTCAATCGTTAAGCCAAATCGCAACCGGCCGGCTTGACAAGAGTTGCGAAATTCGCAACCTATGTCAGTCATGGACGAATCTCCAATCACTCGTTACCGGGCCGCGCGGAATCTGACACTCGAAGCGTTCGGACGGCTCTTGTCGCTGAACAAGTCGACGGTGCTGCGCTGGGAGCGCTCCGGTGTACCGGTCGCACGGGTACTCGACATCGAACGCCTGACCGGCATTTCACGCCATGAACTGCGTCCGGACATATTCGGCCCTGCTCCCAGCGAGGCCGCGCAAGTGATCAACACAACCGCAGCGGTTGCCGCCGCTCCGGCCCCGGCTGATCCGGCGGGCCGAGACGCTGCGCGCCAGGGCGATTGCCGTCCTGCTGTGGGCGGCGCGCCTTTCGGAAAGGGCGGACAATGACTGCCTCCCTTCTTCAGGCCGTGGCGGGGCGCCCGGCTGCCGGGGCCGGTATAACGGCTGATCCGCCGCCGGCCCCGGTCGAATTCACAATGCCGACGCCGCCGAGCGTCAACGCGCTTTTCCGCAACCTGCCCGGCAGGGGCAGGGTCAGAACCGCCCGCTATGACGACTATCTGCGCCATGCGGTGACCGCCATCCGGTTGCAGGACGTGCCGGCGATGCATGGCCCGGTCGCGCTGATTCTCGGCGTCGAGATGGCCAACGATCGCAGCGATCTCGACAACCGCCTGAAGGGCGCGCTCGACGCCATCGTCAAGGCCGGCGTCATCGACGACGACCGCTTCGTGGTCGCGATCGCCGTGGCGCGGCTGCCGCCGGCCAACGGGCTTTCGCACGTCATCGTAATGCCGTCGCAACGCTTCGGCCTCGATTTCCATCCCGCAAGAAACGGCGCAGGCGGGACATGGATCATGGCGCCATCAACGCAAGGAGAGCATCATGGCGATCTCGCTATCCGATCTCAGGAAGGTGCGGGCCGACAAGCCGCCGCGCATACTCATCTACGGGCCGCCCGGCATCGGCAAGACGACGCTGGCGAGCGAATTCCCCTCGCCGGTGTTCCTGCAGGTCGAGGACGGCACGCCCGGCGACGTTGAGCTGACCAGCTTCGGCAAGCTTGAGAGTTTCCAGGCCGTCATGAGCGCACTCGAGGCGCTCTATGTCGAGGACCACACCTTCAAGACCGTCGTTGTCGATTCGGTCACCGAACTGCAGCGGCTGGTCTTTGCCGAGACGTGCGCGCGCGGCGACGACAAGGGCAACGCCAAGGCCAACATCGAGGATTTCGGCTACGGCAAGGGCTATGTCTATGCCACCCGCGTCTGGCAGGACTTCTTCGACGGTATCAACGCGCTGCGGCGCGACAAGGGAATGACGGTCATACTGATCGCCCATTCGGCCGTCGCCCGTTTCGACGATCCCGAGACGGTTTCCTACGACCGCTACCAGATCGATCTGCATGGCAAGTCCGTTGGCACGATCGAACGCGAGATGGACGCCATCCTGCTGCTGAAACAGCCGGTCACGGTCAAGACCGAGAATCAGGGCTTCAACAAGGAACGGGCGCGCGCCGACGGCGGCGGCGTAGTGCTGATCCATGCTGCCGGCAAGCCGGCCTACACGGCCAAGAACCGCTACGGCATCCCGCCGACAATACGCTTCGACCGCGGCCAGGGCTATGCGGCGCTGGCGCCGTACCTCCCCGGCTGCCGCGAACCGAAACAGACGAAAAAGCAGGAGGCCGCGTGATGGTACAGATCGCAGGTCACTACGATCCGAACGCCGAACCCGATGATTTCGACCCCATTCCGGCCGGGAAGTACCGTGCCAGGATCATCGAGAGCGCCATCGAGGAAATCTCGAAACGCGACAACAAGGGGCGATGCCTCAAGCTCACATGGCAGGTCGAGACCGGCGCCTATGACGGCCGGCTGGTGTGGCAGCGGCTGAAGCTGTGGCCGGAAAACATGAACAACATGGACAAGGTGACGCAGATCGCCAATTCGCAGTTCGCCGCGATCCGTCAGGCGACCGGCAGGATCGCGGTACAGGACAGCGAGGAACTGCACCACATCGCGTGCGTCATCGGCGTCAAGGTCAAGACCGACTCGAACGGCCAGTACGCGCCGCAGAACGAGGTGACATCGGTCGGCCCGGCCGATGGCACTCCGGCCGCGGCGCCGGCTGCCGGGCCGCCGCGATCTGCCGCCCCGGCAGCGCCGGCAGCGCCGGCGGGCGGCAAAGCCGCCGGCGCTCGCCCGTGGGCCGCCGCCGGGGCATGAACCGGGAGCCGGCCGGGCAACTTCCCGGCCGGCTGCTCCACAAACTCCGAACCAACTGCAACGTCGAACCCGAAAGGACGGGACGATGAACGAACACACGCGCCCGGTGCTGGTCAATCGTCACTGCGTCGATCAGCTCGCCGAAATCCGCAAGACCATGCGCCAGCTGAAAAATGACGAGGCCGATCTCGTCAGAGAGATCAGCGCCATGATGGGCGATGCCGACAGCCTGGGCGGCGACGAATACATCGCCCACCAGACGGTGACGACCCGCAAGGGGGCGATCGACGCAGAAGCGCTCGAGGCGGCCGGCATCGACGTTGATGCCTACCGCAAGCCTGATGTGACGGTTTACGCCATCCGCGTCGAGCGGCGGGCAGCTGAGGCGGTGTGATGGCTAACCAGGAACTTGCCGCCCTGCTTGCCGTCTGCCTGTTCATCGTCGCCCTTGCCGCATGGCTGCCCATTGTGGAGGCGCTGGCATGGTAGCGCTGCCGGAAACCGTCTCGCCGACCATTGCCGCCATCGAGGCGGCGGTCGAGGCGGCTGAACCGCGCGATTTCGATCTGGTCGTGCGCGCCTCGACCGTCGGGCACCCATGCGAGCGTCATCTCTGGTACCGCTTCCGCTGGGCGCAGCAGCCGGAACGGTTCGAGGGGCGTATCCTGCGGCTGTTCGATACCGGCCATGGCGAGGAGTCGCGCATGCTTGCCTGGCTGACCATGGCCGGCGTCAGCGTCGAATCGTTCGATCCGGCGACCGGCGCCCAATGGGAGGTTACCGCGCTCGACGGCCATTTCGCCGGCCATCTCGACGGTATCGCCACGGGCATCATCGAGTCGCCGAAAACCCCGCATCTTATCGAATGCAAGACGCACAATGCCCGCTCGTTCGCGCAGCTCAAAAAGCACGGCGTGGTCGTGGCCAAGCCGGAGCACGTCGCCCAGATGCAAATCTACATGCATCTGAAGGGGCTGCCCCGCGCTTTCTATCTGGCCAAGAACAAGGACAACGACGAACTTTACGCCGAGCGGGTCAATTACGATGCTACGCACGCCATGGCACTGCTGGCCAAGGCCGAGCGGATCAGGGATGCCGATCAGGCTCCGGCCCGTCACGGCGATGATCCGGATCATTACGTCTGCCGCTTATGCACCTCGCGCGATGTCTGCCATGGCGGTCAATTCGCGCTGCGCAACTGCCGGACCTGCCTGCATTCGACCCCGGCGGCCGGCGGCAAATGGCACTGCGCCCGTCATGATCGCGACCTGACCGTCGAGGATCAGCGCGCCGGCTGCCCCAACCATCTCTACCTGCCGTCACTGGTGCCCGGCGAACAGATCGACGCCGACGAGGCGGCCGAAACGGTCACCTACCGATTGCCGAGCGGTGCGTTGTGGACCGATGGCGATAGCCGGAACATCGCCTCCGCGCTGGGGGCGATGTCATGACCCTGGAGGCCTATCACGACCTGATCGCGCGCAAGGCGGTCGCGTTCCAGCCGCGCGGCTTCGAGACGTGGCCAGACCTGCACCCCGAGCTTTTCCCGCACCAGCGCGCCGTTACCGAATTCTCGTTGCGCGCCGGCTGTTCGGCCATGTTCCTCGACACCGGCCTCGGCAAGTCGTTCGCCTCGCTGGAATGGGGCCGCGTCGTGGTCGAGAAGACCAACAGGCCGGTATTGATGCTGGCGCCGCTGGCGGTCGGCCACCAGCATGAGCGCGAGGCCGGCCGCTTCGGCATCGATGCGCGCTATGTTCGCGACGGAGACAGCATCGACGGGCCGCGCATCTACATCACCAATTACGAGCGCCTCGATAATTTCGTGGTGACGCAGTTCGGCGGCGTCATTCTCGACGAAAGCTCGATCCTCAAGAGCTTTACCGGCATCACCACGCGCAAGCTGATCGCCGCCTTCGCCGGCATGCCCTACCGGCTGTGCTGCACGGCCACGCCGGCCCCGAACGACCATACCGAGCTGGGCCAGCATTCGGCGTTCCTCGGCATCATGGAATCGCCGGAAATGCTGTCGCGCTGGTTCATTTCCGATCAGGCGCAGAAGCGCTATCGCCTGAAAAAGCCGGCAGTGCGCGCCTTCTGGCGATGGGTCGCTTCATGGGCGCGCTGCGTGTCGCTGCCGTCGGACCTCGGCTTTGCCGATGACGGCTACGTCCTGCCGGAAATCGTCGTGCACGAGCACATGGTAGCGGCCGACCGCTCGATCGATGCCGGCGAGGAAAGCAAGGGCAAGCTCGCCGGCCAGATGCGGCTGTTCCGCATGCCCGACACATCGGCTACCGCCATCCACCGGGAAAAGCGACTGACCGCCGACGACCGCGCCGATCTCGTCGCCGAATGCATCGACGCCGATCCGTGCGAGCCCTGGATCGTCTGGTGCGACACCGATTACGAGGCCGACGCGGTGCGCGAGCGCATTCCCGACGCCGAAGAGGTGCGCGGCTCGATGCAACTGTCTCTGAAGGAGGCCCGACTCGATGCGTTTTCACGCGGCGAACTGCGCGTGCTGATCACCAAGCCCTCCATCGCCGGCTACGGCCTAAACTGGCAGCACTGCGCCCGCATGGCATTCGCCGGTCTCTCGTTTTCCTACGAGAGCTACTACCAGGCCGTGCGCCGCTGCTGGCGCTTCGGTCAGCATCGGCCGGTCCAGGTGCATATCGCCATGGCCGACACCGAGGCGGCGATCAAGCGTGTCATCGACCGCAAGGCCGGTGACCACGCCGCCATGAAGCGCGAGATGCAGATCGCCATGCGCGAAGCTGCGCGCAATTCGATCTTGCTGCAAACCTACAAACCGCAACAGGAGGCGCGCCTGCCGGCGTGGCTATATTCATGAGAGTGCTCGAACAGGAAACAGGAGAGAATTGGGCGGCGTACAATGCCGATACGGTCGAGTTCACGGCCGGGATGCCGGACAACTCCATCGATCTGTCGGTCTATTCGCCACCTTTTTCCTCACTCTACATCTATTCGGAGAGCGAACGCGACATGGGAAATGTCGACGATCACGAAGCTTTCTTTGCTTCGTATCGTCATTTGATCCGTGACAAGCTGCGCGTGACCAGGCCGGGCCGGGAGACCGCCATCCATGTCAAGGATCTGGTCTACTATTCCAATTCGTCGGTCAATGGCGACCGCGGAATCTACCACTTCACCGGAGAATGCATCCGCGTTCACTGCGAGGAAGGCTGGACCTTCCACCGGCTCGTGACGGTCTGGCGTTGCCCGGTCAAGGAGATGCAGAAAACCAAGGCCGATCGCCTGCTTTACAAGCATTTCCGCGAGGACGCGGCGCGAACCGGCGGCGGCATGCCTGAATATATCGCCGTGTTTCGCAAATGGGCCGAGGGCATGGAAAGCACTCCGGCCGTCGTGCACCCGCCGGCACAATTCCCGCTCGACGTCTGGCAGGAATGGGCCTCTCCGGTGTGGATGGATACCCGCGAGACTGATGTGCTCAATGTCGGCGCCAAGAACGACGAAGAGCGGCATCTGTGCCCGATGCCGCTTGACCTGATACGGCGCGTCGTCCTGCAATATTCAAATCCTGGCGAGATAGTCTATTCGCCGTTCATGGGCATCGGCTCGGAAGGCGTCGTGTCGCTGCGCGAGGGGCGCAAATTCATCGGCACCGAACTCAAGCCGGAATATTTCCGGCTTGCGGTTCGCAATCTTAAGGCGACGGAAGAAAACCGGATCGCCGGCGATCTGCTGGAACCGGCGTCATGAGCAGACCTTCGAAAAAGGCGTTTAACGCCATCCGCGACAAGGCCATTCAGTGCTGCCCAGACATCAAGGCGGCCCGCGCAGCATGGCTCAAGGTGTGCGACGATCACCCCGGTACCGCCGGCGCGACGATGACCAGGGCGCGCCTTGCCATGCTGACCGCGCTCGCGGCCGGCGATTCCATCGCCGAGGCCGAAAGGGCGGCGCGCAAGGTGCTGGCGTCATGAAGCTGCGCCCCTACCAGTCGGAAGCGATCGACGCCATCATGGCCTACTGGCGTGTCGGCGGCGGTAACCCGCTCGTCGAGCTCGCCACAGGCACCGGCAAGTCACTGGTCATCGTCGCGCTGACGCGGCGCCTGCTCGACGGCTTCCCCGACATGCGCGTGCTCATGCTGGTGCATGTGCGTGAACTCGTCGCCCAGAATGCACAGGCCCTGCTGCGCGTCTGGCCGGACGCGCCGCTCGGCATCTATTCGGCCGGACTGGGCCGTCGCGACACGCACCGGCGCATCATCTTCGGCTCGATCCAGTCGCTGTTCCGCCAGGATGGCCATTCGCTCGGCCATCGCGACCTCGTGCTGATCGACGAGGCGCATCTCGTGCCCTCGGCCGGCAACGGCATGTACCGCACGCTGCTGGACAATCTGCGCCGGACGCGGCCCGATCTGCGCGTTGCCGGCTTCACCGCCACGCCCTACCGGCTCGACAGCGGCCGGCTCGATGCCGGCGCCGACCGTATTTTCGACAGGACCGTCTATTCCTATGACATCGGGGACGGCATCCGCGACGGCTTCCTGTCGCCGCTCGTTTCCAGGGCATCGGTGACCGAGATCGACGTGTCCGGCGTGCAGCGACGCGGCGGCGAGTTCGTGGCCGGCCAGCTCGAAAAGGCGGCCGACAGGATCACCCATCAGGCGGTGCGCGAGACGGTGGCCTATGGCCAGGACCGCCGCGCCTGGCTGCTGTTCTGCTCCGGAGTCGACCATGCCTATCATGTCCGCGACGCGGTGCGCGGCCACGGCATTTCCTGCGAGACGATCACCGGAGAAACGCCGTCGGGCGAGCGCGACGCCATCGTGCGCCGCTTCAGGGCCGGGCAGATACGCTGCCTGACCAATGCACAGGTGTTGACCACCGGCTTCGACGCGCCGCATGTCGATATGGTGGTGTTCCTGCGCTCGACGCTCTCGACCTCGCTCTATGTCCAGATCGTCGGGCGCGGCACCCGTATCGCGCCGGGCAAGACCGACTGCCTGGTACTCGACTTCGGCGGCAACATCCGCCGGCACGGCCCGGTCGACGCCGTCTCGATCGCGCCGAAATCGGGCGCCGCCGACGTCGGCAAGGTCGACGTCGACAGCGTGCGCGCCAAGGAGTGCCCCGACTGCCTGTCGCTGGCGGCGCTCAATGCAAGCACGTGCAAGGTGTGCGGGCACGAATGGCCGCGTGCGGAAAAACCGCGCCACGAGGCACAGGCCGAGTCGCAGGTCGGCATCCTGTCGACCGAGCGGGTACCGCCCAGGATGGTCCCGGTGGTCGACTGGCGCCTTGACCGCCATGAAAAGCTCGGGTCGCCCGACAGCGTGCGCGTCACCTATCTGGCCGGGCTGACGGAAATCCGCGAATGGCTGGCCTTCGAACATGCGGGCTATGCCCGCCAGAAAGCCTGCCAGTGGTGGAGCCTGCACGGCGGGAAGACGCCGTTTCCGACCAGCGTCGGGGAGGCGCTGGCGCGTGCCGGCGAACTGGCGATGCCGGTCACGATCAGCGTCAGGCCACGCGGCAAATATCTGGACATCGTCAACCGCTCGTTCGGCAGAAAGGGAGAGGCGGCATGAACGAGGCAATCGAACACATACGCGACTGAGAAAAGAAAGTGGAGCCGGGACATGAACTATCATTTCCAGAATTGCGATACCCGCAAATTCGACTGGACCGGGGAGGCCGTCGAGACGCTGAAACGCCTGTGGGCCGAAGGATGGAGCGCCAGCCAGATTGCCGAAGAGCTGACGGTGCATGGGGACGGGCCGACGCGCAGTGCCGTCCTCGGCAAGATCAATCGGCTTGGCCTGCCGCTGCGGAAAACACAGGTAAATCAACATAGCGGCAAGCGCGACCGGCGAGGCGACAACACACGCGCGCGCCATCTGTCGCGACGCAAGCCGACCTTCAGGGCAATGCTGTTGCCCGACAGGCCGTCATGCGAGCCGGAACCGTTGCTGCTGCCGCTGGACGAACTCTCCGACCGTACCTGCCGCTGGCCGATCGGCGATCCGCGCGCTCCCGGCTTCGGCTTCTGCGGCCACGAGTGCCGGCCCGAACTGCCCTATTGCGAGTACCACACCGGACGGGCGTGGCTTGCCGATGCCGGACTGCCGTTGCGGCAAAGGAGGGAAGCACCATGCACATAGACCGTTTCAACGACATGTTGTGCGGCGTCTGCCGCCGCCGCGCGGTCGGCATCGGCTATGCCCCCGACGCCGAAAAGCCGGTGCTGTGGCTTTGCGACGACCCGGAATGCATCGCGACGGCACAAAAGAGCTACGCCATGAAACAGGAAAATTTCACCCGTCTCGAAAGCCTCGCGGCCGGCAAGGGCGGCGCGGCGGGCGGTGCCTATCTCGACCAGATCGGCAAGACCGATCTCGCCAGCCTGACGGCGGAAGAATGGCACGAGTTCTGCCGTCGCGTCGTCGCCGGCTACCGCGTCGCGCTGGCTACCGATCTCAAGGACGAAATTCCGTTTTGAATGTGAAGGGCCTTGTCGGGAAACCTGGATACAGCCATGGCGCTGGCGCGCGCCGGTCTTGCCGTATTCCCCTGCCAGTCGGGAGGGGAGCGCGCCAAGCAGCCGATGCCGTTCCTGAAATGGCGCGAGGCGTCGACCGCTAACGAACAGCAGATCGCGGCATGGTGGCGCAAATGGCCTGACGCGGCGCCGGCCCTCGATCTGGCCAAATGCGGACTGATCGTCATCGACGCGGACCGCCACGACCTCGACCATGATGGTGTCGAGGCGTTCGGCGCCCTGATGGCGGCGCACGGATTCGATCCCGACTCGGCGCCGATCGTCGCCACGCCGTCGCAGGGTAGCCATCACTTTTTCCGCCAGCCTGCAGGCCGCGCACCATTCGGCAACGGCCGCGGCAATCTTCCCGCCGGCGTCGATGTGCGCGGGGCCGGCGGCTATGTCATAGCGCCCGGAACCGTCATGGCCGACGGGCGCGTCTACGAACTGCACGGAAACCTGGACGAGGCGCCCGAGCTGCCGGACTGGCTGATCGCATTGCTGGAGGCGCGCCACGGGGGCGACCGGCCGACGGCGCCGGTCCAGGCCCGTGAGGCGGCGGGGGCCGACGAAATCGCCGAGCTGCTGTCCCATGTCCCGGCCGATTGCGGCTACCACGACTGGGTGGCTGCGCTCATGGCGGTGCATGCCGCCACCGGCGGGGACGGATTCGACATAGCCGATCGCTGGAGCGCCACGGGCGGCAGGAAATATTGCGGGTCGCGCGAGCTGGCACGAAAGTGGCGGTCGTTCAGGCGCCAGGGCATCACCATCGCCACGCTGGCCGACCTGGCCCGCCGGCACGGCGCCGATCTTGCGGCGATCGCCCTGAAATACAATCGGCCGCAGGGCTACGATCCGGTCGAAGCGGCAGAGGCGTCGCGCCGGCTGATCCAGCACCATGACGATAGCGGGGCGGCCACGGCCAGCGAACTGGAGTGGTTTGACGATGTCCGTCCGACCATAGATGCGCCCTATCTGATCAAGGGGCTATTGGACCGGGGCGCCATGTCGGTCGTCTACGGCCCTTCCAACAGCGGCAAGACGTTCTTTGCGCTCGACGTCGCCTTTCACGCGGCCATCGCGCCAGAATGGCGGCGCAGGCGTGTACACGGCGGCTCCGTGCTTTACCTGGCGGCCGAAGGCGGCAACGGCATAGCCAACCGCATAGCCGCGCTGCGAGAGACGACAGGCGTCTGCGACGTGCCGATGGCGCTGCGCCGCGCCGGTCTCGATCTTCTCAACCCAAGGGCGGACACGGCGCGCGTCGTGGCGCTGGCCGGAGAGGTCGAACGGCGCGGGCCGCTCGGCCTGATCGTCATCGACACGCTGTCCCGCGTCATCGCCGGCGGAGACGAAAACGCCGCTTCCGACATGACGGCCTTCATCAAAAACGTGGACGCGATCCGGCAGGCGACGCGGGCGCATGTCATGATCGTGCATCACACCGGCAAGGACGCGGCCAAGGGCGCGCGGGGCCATTCCTCGCTGCGCGCCGCGACCGATACCGAGATCGAAATCGTCATCGACGATTTCGGCAACAGGATCGCCAAGGTAACCAAACAGCGCGACTACGAGGGAGGGCTCGAATTCGCCTTCGCCCTCAAGCCGGTCCATCTCGGCCAGGACAAGGACGGCGACGATATCACGTCCTGCGTCGTGGAACCGATGGAAAAGCCGAAGGAGACGGAGGGCGGACTGCCGCCGCGCGATACCTGCCGGGCCATTCTGAACGTCATCGACGAGGCGTGGCGCAACAGTAATCCGCTGTCAACGGCGCCGCAGGTCAAGCATTCCGGCCGCTTCGCCGCCCGTCTGCTGGCAAAGCAGTTCAAGCTCAATCAGGGGCTCGTGCAACGGCTTTTGGAAGCTTGGTTGGACAACGAGATCGTGGCTGTGGAGGAATGCGATAACCATACGAAAAAGCGCGGCCTGCGGGTGCTGC